ATGGTTAGTACAGTCATTATTATTTATGTGAAGACATTTTATGGCTTTAAAAACGATGGAAGCGCAAAAGAACTACCCAAGTCATTTGATATGCTGGTAGGTCAACTCGCATTAACAAAAGGGAGCTAAACAAAATGTATCCAAATTCCCCCAATATAAGAATGCACTTACTAACCTTGGAGATGATTCCTAACACCATGGGTGTGGTGAGTTATCAGTTTAAGTCAAAAAAAGAAGTGATTGGTATTAACTTTTCGATTACTTCAAGAGAGTATTACGAAAGTAAACGTTCAGATATAAGAATAGATATCGCTGTAAAAGTACAAGGGATTGTCTATGATGGTTCTAAGTATGTGGATATCGGACAAATTATCTATAAGATAGAAAGAACCTATCAAGCAGGACAGTTTATTGAGCTCTATTTAAAAAGAACATCCATCAAGTTAGGTGATATTATTGATTACACTTGATGACTTAGGACAAGCGATTGAAGATGAAATAGAAAGTTATGTAGAAGGCTTAATTCCTAAGCTTGAGAAAAGACTGAGTGATACTGCAGAAGATATATTAAATTACATAAAACGCAATGCGCCAAGAAGTGGCTATAAAAATGCATTTTCGGATTCGTTTGTCGCAACCTCACAAGGTAGTGGCATGAATCAATCCATATCTATTTATTCTGAAGGTAAAGGTGGACTCACTCATTTACTTGAGTTTGGCTATACACACCGAAGTGGAAAATATGTTGGACCAAGACCTTTTATGAGACCTGCTTATGATATGTTTACACCAAAGATGTTAGAAGATATCAAAGAAATCATTTCTAAAGGAAACTGATATGAAAGAAATTTTAGAATCACTTTTCAATACATTAAGTTCTGTTTTACCAGGACAAGTTTCATATGGTAAAAAAGATAGTATAGATGAAAGTGATGATTATATCATTTATCAAGAACTATCAAATAGAGGATCCATGTATGCGGATGATAAAGTCACCATGCGTATACTGACGATCCAACTTAATTTAATAACAAAGCAAAAGAACCTCGAGTTAGAAGAAAAGCTCGAGGTATCTTTGTATTATGGTGGTTATGAGTTTCAAATGATCACTGAATATCAAAATGAAGACGGTTCAATAAACCGTGTATATGAAATCAAATTGGAGGTTTTATAACAATGAGTAATAAAGTAACATTTGGTTTAACCAATGTGCACTATGCACTGGCAACACAAACAGAAGATGGTAGTTGGACCTTTGGCCTACCTAAACGTTTAGAAGGGGCACAAGAAATTACAACTGAAGCAATCGGTGGAAGCTCACAAGTTTATGCAGATGATAAGGTGATTAAGACACTTGTATCAAATTCAGGATCTAACGTGACACTAAAATTCACTGAAATTGATGAAGCTTTTAAAAAGGATATCTTTGGTTTCTTAGAAGATACCAATGGGAACTTAATAGAAATTGTAAATGCAGAAACAAAAACATTTGCATTAGGCTATGAAATTCAAGGGGACATGAAAGCAAGACGTATTTGGTATTTCTTATGTACAGCGTCTCCTTCAGGTGACTCAAGTAAAACAAAATCAGATTCTATTGAAGCAAACTCAATCGAACTTAATATTACAGCTAGACCTATTGAAGCAGGAAATAATCTCATCTTAAGAGCAATTGCAGGCGCAACAGATACAAACTACGCAACATTTCTAGCAACTGCACCTACGCTTCCAACATTTTTATAAGGAGTAGCACATGGAAAAAACACTTAATCTAGGCGATAAGGACTATCGCCTGCATTCATCACTATTTACGATTATTGATTACCGTAATGTATTTTCAACGGAACTATTTGGCGATATTAAAAAACTAGAAAAGACTGGAAAAAAAGAAGAAGACTTATCGACAGTCATTGATACGATCTTTAGAATCATCTATGTGCTTCATCGACCTTTTAGCAAACAATCATATAACGACTTTTTAATGTCACTTGATTTTGGTTTGTTAAGTAACCAAGATGAATTACAAAATCTGACGAATACGATAGGTGAAATGCTCGGGACATTTCAGAAAAGCACACCCACACCCAGCAAATCAAAGTAGCACTGAAGAAAAAGACATCACAGCAAACATCATATTTAATCTTGCACATCTAAGATTATCAATTGAAGATACCAAGTCATTTGACCTAGATACATACTTTTCAATTGTAGAACTTGAAAAGAATGTCATTACTGGTAACAAAACAAGTAAAAGAGCAACACAAAATGACATTGATAACTTTTTAATATAATAATCATATATTTTGCTGATTATTTTTGATATAATCTTTATATTAGAAAATCTGGAGAAATCGATATGAATTTAAAAGAAAAAGCAGCAAAATTAAAAATTGACATACCTGCAATATTCATTGCTCTGAAACATAAAGAAACTCCTTTTGCCGCAAAATTTTTTGCTGCTATTACAATTGTCTATGCTTTATCACCAATTGATCTTATACCGGATTTTATTCCCGTGTTAGGTTATTTAGATGATTTAATCATATTACCCATTTTTATAACTCTCACAATTAAAGCAATACCTCAAGAGCAGTTTGCACTGTATCGAAGAGAGGCGGAAGGAATTTGGATGAATGGAAAGCCAAAAAAGTGGTACTACGCAATTCCATTTGCTATTATTTGGTTTGTGATTATTGTTCTCATACTCAAAACAATTTTGTAATATCTCATTAGAATCTTAACACATCAAATCTGATGTGTTTTTTTATGCATTGGAGGTGGAAACATCGCAGAAACAGTAAAAGGACTCAATATCAAACTTAGCCTTGATGGTAGAGATTTAGAAAATGAATTAAAAGATATTAAAAAAGATCTCAAGGAACAAAATAAAGATCTAAAAGCCATTAATGCTAATCTAAGGTATGATAGTTCTAATCTTGATTTATGGAAATCAAAACAGGATAAGTTAAATAGTATTTTACAAACTACAAAGAAAAGACTAGATACACAAAACTTAGAACTTGAAAAAGCAAAAAAAGCAGTTCAGATCGGTGACATGAGTCAAGATGAGTTTAATAAGCTTAAACGAAATGTCCAATACACAGAAGCTGAGCTTGCAAAACTTAATGGCCAGCTTAGTAATACAAATAGTAAAATCAAAGAACTAAGTAATGCCAAGTTTGATAAAATAGGTAAACTTGGTTCATCACTGACAAAATCTGTAACGGTTCCTATCTTAGGAGCCGTTTCTGCTTTAACAGCCTTTTCGATAAAGACTGCTTATACAGCTGACGAGATTGGTGATACAGCAGAGAAGATTGGCTTGTCAGCTGAAGCATTTCAAGAGTGGAATCATACCGCAACTATTCTAGGTGTCTCAACAGAAAGAATGGAACGCGCCTTTGTTAAGGTTAACGGTATCTTAGGTGATATCGCAACTGGTAATGGAGATAAGTTTGCCGATAGCCTAGCTTTAATTGGTTTAACTGTTGATGACTTAAAAGGCAAAAACACCGATGAAGCATTTCTTATTATTAGAGATGCCTTAAGTAAAGTGGAAGATGAAACCATCAGAGTTGGTGTAGCCAATGATTTATTAAGTGAACGTGTTGCGGCTGATATTATTCCGGTTTTATCTAAAGAAGCAGAAGTAATTAATGACTTAAGACAAGAAGCAAGAGAACTCGGTATTGTGACCAATGAACAAGCTGCACAAGCTGGTGAATTCACCGATGCACTTGATAGAACCAAACAAGCTCTATCAAGTTTAGCAGTAGATATTGCAAGTACACTCATGCCAGTGATACAAAATCTTATAATCAAAGTTAGAGATGAAATGATACCAGTTGTTAAAGACTGGATAACAAGATGGAATAATCTAGATTCAGATACAAAGAAAATGATCGCAACACTCATAGGGTTAGTTGCTGCTATAGGTCCGGTGCTCGGGGTTGTCGGTAAGGTTGGACCACTTTTAAATATTGTGGCCATGACCCTTAAAGGTGTCGGGTCTGCAGGACTTTTTGCGGGGGCAGGTATAAACTTCGCCACGCTTGGCATAGGCGCGCTTATCGCCATTTTAGCCCTTGCTTTATTTCAAAGTGAAGAGTTTAGAGTCTTGCTTGATAGACTCATGGAAACCTTCATGTTGTTGCTTCCTCCGATCATGATGATTGTTGATGCACTGCTTACTGCATTACAACCAATTCTAGATG